TTACATCCACATAATTTGCTGCCCTGACGGCAACGGGTGCGGTCTTACGGCGTGGACTTCTCCCGGCTTCACGATGTATCGCTGTACCGACTCATAAGTGATGAACGTGGCGCTGCAATTCACGTTCTGACACTGGTGATAACGCTCTTTTGTCGTGTCAGTGATATAGCGGCTTGTACGCGCATGTGCGGCATGCTGGCATAAAGGACAATGAAACATCGCGAGCACCTCTTCCGGTTTTGTTGATGTTGCCATTTTAGTTAATTTATCCTTATAAAACAAACAGATAAAATAAAACACATCACTCATCATCTTCGGTTTCGTACTCCACATCAGAAAGCCTGACCTCAAGCTCCAGGGACGTCGTGAAGCCGCTATTATTCAGAAAATGTGTCACCTTAGTGATTGTCCAGTCCTGCTCGTCTATGACGCGCTTAAAGCCTGACACTTTGACCGGCGTTTCCGTGTAAATATCTGCCCGACCAGTAGCCAGACTGATGGAGAACTCCGCTACACCCCGTTGCAGTTTATCCCACTTCGCCTGAGCGGCGCGCATGGCCTGTGCTTTCGTGGCATATACCGTGGTCAGGGCAAAAACGTTGTCAGCCTCACCGGCCATGTATTCACCTTCGCGCGCTTCCGGTACTTTTGGCGCTTTCTTCTGCGTGACTGGTTTCGCTTTGGGGTGCTCCAGTGCGCGCAGGTGTTTCTCTTTCTTTTTTCGTTTCAGTTTTACCTTCTGCTTTTGTGGCTTCGGGTCTTTGGTGTGTAACCACTTTGCCGTTACGCCGGTATAGGCTCCACGGTCAGCAATCGCAAAATGATGGCGGTCGCCGTCGCTGCGGGTTATGGTGACCTGCGGGATTTTTTTACCGCTGGACGTCACCCCCTGCCCCGCTTTGAGAAACAACAGTTTTCCCATTTTTACCGACACCTCACCGCCGTTGCGTTCAGCAAGGCGGGTCAGGAATTTTGCATCAGACTCCTGCGACTGGTCGATGTGCGGGATTTTAATTCCGGCCAGTGACGGAGCGACACTGGCTTCCAGCCTGTTACGGGAGGCTATCGCCTCAACAATCGCACCGAGCGTGGTGTCATGCCAGGAGCCTTCACGGCGGGAATTGAGCGTGCCACGAAAATCTGCACTCCGGGCCCGGATGGTGACCACATCCGGCGCGCCCCGGTGTTCTACCTCATCAACGGTGAATTTCCCTTTGCATACCAGGGCAAAACCTTTCCAGCCGATATACACCGTCAGGACAGCGCCACGAACCGGCAGCCCGACCTGCCCGTCGGCATCGTTCAGTTCAATATCAAGCTGGTCAGCCTCAAAGCCCCGGTTATCCGTCAGGGTCATGCTCATCAGACGGCCGCTGATATTGCCGGTAATATCCCTGCTGTCGAGCATCAGCATGTAATCCGGCGTCAGCGTACTGCCTGCATCAAATGTCAGTGCATCCAGCATTATCCCGCCCCCGTCATACCTGTGAATCTGGTCGCCAGACTGCCAGCCTTACCGATGAGCGATTCCGCCTGTTTACCGATATCACCATAAAGCGCGGCCAGTGATTCATCAACGCGGGTGAGTGACAGCGTAAAATCAATTTTCCGGGGTGTGCCGTCTGCAAAGAAAATACTCCCTGTTTCACTCACCCTGCTGATGACATACATACCGTAAATCATGCCAGTGCCATCCAGCAACGGCCACGCCCGGCCTTCCTCTGCCATCAGCCTGAGCGTGGTCATCGTCAGCTTGCCGCCGGTCAGTTCGGGATAAAGCACGCCGGCAAGCGTGATGTTTTCCTCGCCAACACCGAGAAACTGGTAGGCATCCCGTTTACCGATACGGGAATTTGACGGCCAGCGATAATCTGATTCACGCTGCATGGTCTGGTGTGGCAGCGTCTGGCGCATAAAAACAAACATACCTAACGCGAGCATCATTTTTCGTCACCTCCTTAACCGTCATGCATCATGCTGGCACGGGCGCGCGCACGTTTATCCCGCTCGTATTTTTCGAGCGCATCCTGTAACTGGCGGTCAAGCTGTGTCCCCGGTGCAGTACCACCCGTCAGGCTGATGTGATATTCGTTTTTACTCTGGTCCACATAAGAGCGGCCAGCCGGTGCCGTGACCGGCTGATAAGCCTGATAGCCTGCATAAGAGCTGGTCGCCGGAATATAACCACCGCTGCCATACGTGGCGGCTTGAGTTCTGGCGGCGGTCTGGTCAAGTGTGTCTGACTCTTTGTTGATAACACCGAGTTTTTCCAGTACCCAGTCAATACCGCTGCGCAGTTTGTTGAACGCATTAAGCGGCAGCATCAGCGCGTCAGCCAGTGCCTGCCCGAACATGACCCCCGTGTCACGGCAACGGTTCAGGGTATCCTGAGTGGCTTTGACCGGGGCAATCAGGTTTTTAAACCACTGCCACGCGGCCTGTAACTTTTCACCCAGCCAGTCAAACACCGGCTTAAGTGGCGTGAACAGTTCCCCCACCGGCGCAAATGCCACTTTCAGCCCTTCAACCACACCGCCAAAGAATGCGCTGACAGGCTCCCAGTATTTACGGATAAGCAACGCCCCGGCGACAATTGCGGCCACCACGACCACAACCGGCCAGCTAATAGCCCCGATGGCGGTCATAACAGCACTGCCAACTGTCGTGAAGATTGCCCCCATTGCGCCTGCTGCCGCGATAATGGCATTGATGCCGGTGATAACCGGCCAGGCTACAAGACCAATGGCACCGATGATGCCAGTAAGCGCCAGCGCGCCACCGACAATGAGGCCGATGGTTGACGCCAGTGATTTGTTTTTCTGGATCCAGCCGTCGAGTTTTAACACATACTTTGTGGCCGTCTGAGTGAGCTTACGCAGTGCGCCTTCCTGCTGGTCAAACAGGTCAGTCCCCACCGCCTCATAAGCGGACTGAAACTCCTTAAAGTCACCGCCGAGGTTGTCCTGCATGATATTTACCAGTTCTGCGGTCTTTCCGTCTGAGGCTTTAAACGCAGCGGTCAGTTTGTCCAGCTTTCCGGTTGAGGCGGCAGTCATCAGCACAGCGGCGGCTGAGCTGGCCTCCTCCCCGAAAATGGTTTTCATGTATTCGGCCTGCTGGGCAGTACCGAGCCGGTTTTTCTCAAAACTGGCCTGCATTTCTTTCAGAATGGTAAATACTGGTCGGGTGTTTCCCTTGCTGTCTGAGGTTTTCACACCAAGCTCTTTCAGTGCATCCCACGCTTTTCCCGTCGGTGCCTGCAGGCGGCTTAACACGGCACGGCTTCCCGTCCCCGCCATTGAGCCTGTGATTTTTGCATCATGCAGCGCCCCGACCATTGCGGCGGTTTCTTCAATGCTGACACCGGCATTTTTTGCCACAGGTGCGGCATAGGTCAGCGCATCGCTCATGCCGTCAAAATCGGCGGCAGTTTTGTTCATCGTCATGGAGAGAACATCCCCGATATGAGCGACCTTATCGTTTGAAAGCTGAAAGGCGGATTTCATCCCCATCAGCAGGGCGGCGTTTTCTTCCATCGTGCGGCGGTTCGCCAGCGCCATATTCAGCGTGACCGGCGTTGCCGCCTGAATGGCATCAACATCCCCACCCGCTTTCGCGATGATTATCTGTGCACCGGCCGCATCATCCGCCGAGGCGGCGGTATTGTCGCCGAGCTGGCGCGCCTGCTTGCGTAGTGCAGCCATTTCAGCGGAGTCTTTTGCCACACCGAGCACAGCCTGCAATTCTGAGTTTTTCTGCGCAAACTCATAACCGGGCATCAGCAACTTAACTCCGGCCATCGTTCCCGCCGCCGCAATCCCCACACCGGCAGCGCCCACTGAGGCCATATTTCCGGCCAGTTCCTTTCCGGCCTGATAACGCTGTTTTACTGCGTTAAGTTTTGCCTGTTGTGCACTGACACGCGCCAGTGCGTCACGCTGACGGTTAAGCTGTGCGGTGGTTTCACTGATACGGTTTTTCAGTCCCTGCTCATCATGTGCAAGATTGCGGGTATTAATTCCCACAGCGGCCAGTTCCCGCTGCTGGCGTTTAACGGAATCCGTCAGGCGGTTATATTTCGCCTGTAAGTCCTCCGCCGCACGCTTTGCGGATTCCAGCACTTTCGCCTGAGCACGGGTCGGACGTTCGGTATTTTTAAACTGTGTGGCAAGGGCTTCGGCCTCCTGCCGAGCCTTTTCAAGTGCATGACCAGTCACGGCGAGCTGTGCACTGGTCTTGCGGAATCCCTCAATACGGGATGCCTGACCGTTCAGCTCGCGCAGTGATTTTTGTGTTTCCCGGATATCCCCCGACAGCGATTTGCTCGCTGTGCGGATGGATTTAAACGGGCGGGATGCCTGGTCAACAGCCCTGAGCAATACCTGTAATTTTACATTGTTACTCATTCGTGTTTCCGCTTCGCCGGAGCGCCTTTTCGCGCCATGTGATGAGTTCGGTCAGGCTCATGGGATACAGTTCTGATGGCGGCCAGTGAAATATCACTGCCACATCCGCCATCAGGTCATCGACCGACAGATTTTTTGGAAACGTCACTGCACCGAGTTCGGCGACAAAAAACCGACCACCTTACCGGCCAGCGCCACAAGGTCAGGCAGTTCCAGCGCGGCGACTTCCTGCTCGGTCAGCATCGGTGCCGTCATGCGCGGCAGCACCTTAATCAGTGCATCGACTTCAGAGTTCGCGACCGCTGCCAGACTGACACCGCGCAGCGTCCCGGCATTGGGTTTCATCAGCGTGACCTGTTCGATAACCTGCTCACCACGTTTGACCGGATTGTCCAGGGTAATGACATTTTCTTTGTTCATGGTTTTCTCACTTCTGAATCGGGGTTAACCGGTCAGCCTGGCTGACCGGATGAAAATCACAGGCCGATATTGCGGCGGTGTTGCTCCAGCCGGTCGACGCCGTTCACCTTCTCAATCATGTTGATGGTGTCAATTTCGACCAGCTCCTTACCGTCCATCGTCAGCCGGAAATAGGTGCAGACCACGGAGATTTTCGACTCGGTATCTTCTCCCTGTTTCCCCTCGCCGGTGTCGATTTCTTTCTGACGGCCACGCATGACCACCTCGACGGCCACCGTTTCGCCGGTATCGTCGCGCTGGTAAGAGCCGGCAAAACGAATCGGCACGGCATCCACACCGGTTGCGGCGTAAAGCTCCCAGATAACCGAATCCGGGAAGCCCCCGAGCGACCACTCCATTGACAGCGCATCGTCATCAAGGCCGAGGTCTACCGGTGCGCTGCCGTTCATCCCCGCACCGCGATAGTTTTCGAGCTTACGGGTCAGTTTTGGTAGCGTGACGGACTTCGCGACGCCCTGATAGCTGTAGCCGTTCAGAAAGACGTTCATTAACTTGAGTTTGCGCGGCATTGCCATCGGTCAGGCTCCTTAATTGCTGTTAACCGAGGTGACCAGATTTGCCAGGTATTTATCGGTAATACGCTGGCGCAGGGTCAGGTTTTCAAGAGGAGGCACCGGTGTATAGTCGTAGTCGATATACAGTTTTCCGGCCTTGAGGGTTTCCGCATCGTTGGATTCTTCGCTGAACCAGCAGGTCGCATCCACGATATAGCCGTTTGTTTTCAGCTCACGGAATTTGGCATTGATGCCGTCAACGATGTCGCGAATCAGCGTTGCGGTGATGGGCTTGTCCACCGCCCACATGTGCGCCTCAGCCATCGTGTCGGCCATCACCTGCGCGGTGCGGGTGTAGTTTTCAAAGAGGAACAGCGGGTCATCAGAGCAGGTACGGTTACCCCAGAAGCGGAAACCGTCACGGCGAATCAGCGTTGTGACGCCTGACTCGTTAAGCAGGTCAGCATCAGTACCGGACTCCTGCAAATCCCAGAATACAGAGGCGCTGATGCCGGTAACACCGTTCACCCCGACATTGGACAGCGTTTTATGCCAGCCCTGCTCCTGGTCGATTTTAGCGCGCAGCCCCAGCGCACGGGCGGTGGCATACGCGGTGGCGGTGGTACTGGTGACCGTATCCCATGCGAGGAAATCCGGCCAGATGACCATCAGCTCACGCTGGCTGAAATTCTGACGGTAGGCTTTCACCTCGGAAATGGTTTTACAGCCCCATGCGCTGATATACCCGAAAGCGCGCAGCTTCTGACAGACTGATGCCAGTGCAACAGCCACCTCTTTGGTATCCAGTCCCGGCACGCCGAGAATACGCGGTTTAACACCGGTTACCGACTCCGCCGCCAGCAGGGCTTTCAGTCCGGTGTACTGACCGTTTTCGTCGGTGGTGCCGATGATATTGGAAACGGTCTGCGCGAGTTTCGTTTCCTCGTCGTCGCCGGTGCCGTCTTCCACACGTACGACAACGGTGACCGGTTTTGACTGGTCGGCGATGGCCTGCAACGATGCCGCCAGCGTGCCTTTTTTACCAGCCTTTGCAATTGCGCTCTGCACATTGGTAATCAGTACCGGTTTATTGAGGGGGAAGATTTCCGCATCCGCATCGCTGGCCGTGCAGACCATGCCGACAATGGCCGTGGATACGGTGGAAATGACGCGGGTGCCGTCGTTAATCTCCAGCACCTGCACGCCATGATGATAGTCGCTCATCCGTTTAACTCCGTGGTTAATGGGTGCAACTATTTTCTGTTGTGCAGAGCATGAGACGCTATTTGACCTGGCTGGTCAGTGGATGAAACAACAGATTAAAGAAAAGGCGGGCAACTCGCCCGCCCGTCCTGATTTGTACTCACTCATTTTTCAACTGACAATTTACATAGCCCAAAAGCTATCAAATCAGACAGTCTGCTTTGAGCCAAAAGCAGACGTTATGGTATGTCAATCAAACAATAGGAAGTGACCTGCTCCCCGTTGTGGGTGTGAACCTCATGGACATTCAACCTTTCAATGCTTCAATCGTATTATTAAGTCGACGCAACAGGTCGTCGTACGTCAATATGTCTATCATGTTGGCGTACTTACGTTTGATTATCTCAAAATCAAGCAACTGACCGTCGGTCATGTTACCGTTCGCTATCTGATCGCGCCCGACAATGATGATGGCTTTTGGGTTAGATATACGAATACACATTCCCGCTGGCAGAGAATTCTTGTAGGCATTCGTAAGCTCTTTTTCACCCTTAACACCCCATTTAGATAAATGAAAAATATACTTTTCAGCCTGCATAATACCGCCGCTAAGTTCTGATGTAGGAATATAGTTGTCGCGATAGGGCGTCTTGCGAAGGATCTTATCATCAAACGGCTTTTTGACTTCGATGATATCAAGGTTGCCGTTTGCATCCACCAGTGCAATGTCTATAAACCGATTTGTTTTAGCCGAAGGATTAGAGTAATAGTCGAAAATTTTAACCTTCTCGAGGACCTTGATATATTTTGGAAAAAGTAATGTGATGAAGGGTATCATCAGGCTCTGCCAGTCATCTTCAGACAAGTTAGTTTTGTTATTCAACGCATCCTGGATAATGTCTCTTATGAGTGTATATTTCTCAATTTCGAGCTTATTTAAAACTTCTAAATCCAGTTTGTCGGTTTTTCTGATCACTGTTTTTCTGTTTAGGTAATGTTCATACCGTTCGCGAGCATCTTTCATACCATCAAGATAACCTGCGAGAATAGCGTGAACCCTTGCATTAGCATAGCGATCCAGTTCCCCTGTGTTGGGGAATTTACTTTGCAACTCCTGGAATACGCTTTTTGGTATAGCTTCCGACTTATCTCCTCCGATGATGATGGGATTAGTGTGATCGAGTAGTTTTGAAAGCCGACCAAAAATGGAGACGTTGCGTTCTGACGCAAATACTTTCCTTTCAAGCTTGATGGACTTATGTATAAGGACATCTCGATTAATGCTTAGAATCCGTCCCGGAACTGTTATGTATTCATTATTAAGCGTGCCAAAATTAAAGGAATATTCATAATCATTAAAATCCTGAACGGTTGACGGTGGGTTTCTCAAGTCCTGGAGTTGAAAGTTAAAAATGCGTGAAATGCATACTGTTTGAAATTTATTTAAACTCTCCCAAACCCAAATTATTTGTTCTCCGCTGTCACCGTCGTAAGTCATAACAACGTCATTTGATACAAAGCTGAACTGTAACATATTTCCTCTGATTGATAAAACGTCCCATATTTTCCTGATAATTGCATTAGAGATCCGGCATGAACTGATGCCCGCCTATAATGACTAACTCTGCAATCACTGTCTCGATATTATGTTCATCCCCCATTTTATCCAAGTTATAAAATAGCAATCACGTAGATAATGACCTGCTCCCAGCAAACTAACATAGCACGATGTAAGCAAGTTCCGCTTTTGGTACAGAGCAGACTGTCAGATTAAGTTTTACTCTGTGCCATAGATACGTTAGCTCACTCCAGATATCATACAACTTATTGCGGTATTTCCGGCCATTCAGGATTTGCAGGATCCACACGGCTGACCAGAACGCTGTAGCGTTCCCATGACTCCAGTCGTGCGCGCTCCTCATCCGTCGCCATATTCAGCCTGACGGCGCGTTCCAGCGGCTGGATAACTGATTCAGCTTCGGAAAGTAACGCGGCCTTTTGTGATTCGGCCTGTTGTTGCTGTTCGTCTGCCGTATAAATCCGCTTAATCACGGCACCATCCTTAAACATCCATTTCCCTGAGTCATCAGCACGTCGGTTGGCGGTAATATCAGGAACCTCGACAACGCTAAAACCTTCAGGATTAAGCGTTGAAGCATCTCTGGTGATAGCGACAATAATATTATTTTCATCGTAAACAATCTTTATTGTATCTGGCTGAAAGTTCTTCACTTCCTCATACCAGTTTTTTCCGTCCTCAGAGTAAAGCCAGATAACTCCGTGTTTCTTTGTTAACTCATACTGTTCCAGTGTTTTAGCGTTACCCGCTTTTATTTTCTTTAAGTGCATCATATTAAACGCTCGCTACATTATACCAGGTGCCATTTATATACTTTTGAACGGGTCTGTAATAAACGCCCGCTATATTATCGGCAGAGTTGGACCCTGTATCCTGAACATTAATACCAGACAATACATGACCTGACGGGCACTGGAAATTCCATGTTTGCCAGTTGTTCACTCCATAATATTGCTGTGAACCAAGTCGAACATCTTTCACATATCTGGAATCAAAATTGCCATAGTTGCCAGGAATAACTTGCGAGCCACAAAGCCAGTTGCCATTGTTGTCCATGTACGCCTGACCATCGGTGCCATTGGCTGTCCTTGAGTTATTAATCATGTAGATGCCAAATTGCTTATTCCCCAGTCCACCAATCATAAATTTGCGATCAGCGTGGTCCTGACGAAGTAATGCCTGCGCACCATCGGTGGATACCGCATTGCGTCCCAAAATAACATTCTGGTCACGCATATGAATCCACATGCCGGTACTACTGTTAATTGCAAAACGTTTTGCAAATATATCCCCTGTAACATCAAGACCATGCCCCATGCTTATCCGACCAGTTCTGAGATTAAGCGTAAAGGGGCGTAGTGGCCCTATATCACCATTTTCTCCCTCATTCTCTCGTGTAGGGATGATATGCAGGCATTCTTCAGAACGACGAAAAATAGCACCAAAAGATGAATTAAATATCCTCAGTGCATTGACTGTCGATATTTTTACTTCACTGCTGAAAAGGGCTTTAACAAGAACATACAAAGCATCCCATTTAAGATTCATCAGGTCTTTTGTTGTGGTGCTCTGGCGGCTTCTCCATTTGAAATATTCATTGCCGTTGTCGCCTGCTTCAAACCACATGTATGAATCAGTGTCACCATCGGCATCATTTTTAAATCCAATCTTCGCCCAGTCAGTATTTCGAATCCAGGCAAGGATTGAGTCGTTTTCAAAAGTAAGTCCACCGGACAAGGTATCGCCATTTTTTTGCACGGCGTTCCCGGCTCGGTTTACCGTTTCCTGTAAACCGAGATATTCGATAACGGCGGCAACGGTCGATTTCGCAAGAATATCCCGCCCGACTTTTGTCAGAGTTGCCAGACTGGCAACATCATTCCCCGTAAAATACGGAAACCTGTCTGCCGCAGTAGCAAGCCCCGCCAGCGCCGTCAGGGTAGCATCTTTCGGTTGCTTACCCGCAAGCGCATTAGTCATGGTGGTAGCAAAATTCGGGTCGTTACCCAGCGCCGCTGCCAGCTCGTTCAGCGTATTCAGTGCGTCAGGTGACGAGTCTACAAGGGCGGCAATCGCGGTCATAACGAAAGCCGTGTTTGCGATCTGAGTATTATTAGTCCCCTTTGTCGCAGTTGGCGTCGTTGGCGTTCCGGTCAGTGCAGGGCTGTTTAATGGCGCTTTCTTGTTCGTTTCATCCATTACCGTCTTAACGGCTTTTGGCGTTGCAGCCAGTGTTTCAGACGTGCTGTTGGTCGCACTGCTTAACTGAGTAAAACCTTTTGCGGTCAGCGAGGCGTCAGGGTGACGTCGTGACTGTTCATGTTCTGCAATTTTGTCATCAACATAATCCTGCGTTGCCATCACCGTTGTGGTGTCAATGGTCAGCTCCACTGAGGCCACACTGCTGACGATGATGACCATGCGGCAGGTCTGCGAACGCCCTGAGCCTTCGGCAAGGGCAGGCTTATAACTTTCGGCCATGTTCGCCACGGCAATCAACGTTCCCGCATCATCGTACAGGCCAAGCTCACGCATCCAGAAGCCGCCCACCTCCGGCGGAATAACCAGCTCTGCGATAATATAATTACTGTTTCGTTTGTCCTGGCTGATTTTGTTCAGCGCATGTCGCCAGACTTCGTGGATAAGCCCGGTCTGTCCGGCATCCGGGACAGGCAATTTACCACCGCCATCCCCGACGGCCATCGTGGTAATGTTGACCTTCCGCCCTCCCGGTGCGGTTGCCGCTGCCAGCTTTGCTGCACCGGCAGTGGTGATAACGGTTTTGAATTTTGTGCTCATTATTCCTCACTTATCCGGGGTAAACCGTAATTACATCGCCGTCGTAAGCCACACCACCGGCGAACAGGTAGCCGGGAATGTCCCGGGTAATGTTCAGGCCAATAAGATGACGGCTTGCAGGTTTGGCATCAGCAATAAGCCGTTCCATTTCCTGATACATTGCCTCTGTGATGCCACTTTCCAGTACACCAATATCAAGCCGGAAGGTGCCTGGCGGGTCACTGTTTTCCCACCACTCCGTCACGTTGATGAGATAGCCGAGCGGCTCCACCACACGCCGGATTGCGCCGATAGTGCCTTTATGACAGTGGATGAAATAGGCATCGCGGATAACGGCGCGTTTTGTCACTTCCGGCCACTTTTCATCCCACCTGTCGACCGAAAACGCCCACGCCAGCCACGGCAGCAAATTTGCCGGGCAGGTGTCCGGGTTCCACAGCTCACGAATCCTGACCGGCGTTTTTTCAATTTCCGCACAGGCTTTTGCGGCAGCAATTTCAAGCGGTGATGAGCCGGTCGGCAGCAGTCGCGAATCACTCATCCGAGCCTCCGGTCACGACGCGGTATTCGGTACAGAAAGACGCCTGCGTACTGTTGAGCACGATGTCGGCCAGTGGTGCAGCCAGTTCGACACGCTGCACACCTTCCACATGCAAAGCGGCATAAATGGCAGACAGACGGATGTCACGCCCCAGCCGGTGCTGTGCCGTGATATACGCTTCCAGTTTTTTCACGGCGGCAGCGCGGATGGGTTCGCTTTCGGGACCAGGGTAAAGGTAAAGCGTGGCGTTTATCTGGTATTCAACGATGGCGGCAGACTGCACGGTCACGCGGTCGGCCACCGGCCTGACGTCCTCGCCATTAAGGGCGTTACGCACCACAGCCAGCAGGTCTTCGGATGCGACACCGTTATTTTCACGTGACAGTACGGAGATGGTGACGCAGGCCGGAGACGGACTGGTGACAGAGATATCCGCGACACGCCCGTCGGCACTGCGACCATGATACTGATAGGCTCCCACCGACCCGGCGACGCTTAAGCCCTCAAACGCCTGCTGAATACGCAGACGATAATCGGTGTCAGATTCCATCACTGCCGGTGTCGGCGGGATAGTCGAATCATCTGCCGGAGTGATAATCAGGCGCGTGGTGTTGTAATTGGCACCAATCACATCAAGGTCATTACCGGCGGCACAGGCCAGCATCACCGCCCGTGCGGCCTCATTCACACGCTGACGCCAGATAAGCTCACGATAAGCATTTTCCTCCAGCAGTTTGACGAGAGGCTCGGATTCCAGCGTCAGGGTACGGGCGACCGCCTCCTGCTGGTCTTCCGGGTAAAGGGAAATCAGTGTCGCCTTGCGTTCGGCGAGAATGGTTTCAAAGTCCAGCTCCTCGACCACATCCGGTGCGGGTAGCTGGTTCAGGTCGATAATCGGCATGGTTTCAACTCACAGGGATGGTTAACGAAAGTGGCTGGCCGGTGTCGTTGTGCTGACCTGTTAACGTGACCGTCATTCGCCCGTCAAAACTGCGCGCCGTGGTGACGGATGACAGGGTGACGCGGGGTTCCCATTTCAGCACCGCCATGTAACAGGCGACCTTAATCTGCAACTCAAGCGCCGGAGTCTGCGGCTGGTCAATCATTGACGCCAGCAACGAGCCGTAATCACGACGCATCACCCGTGAGCCGACCGGTGTGCGCAGGATATCGCCGATACTCTGGCTGATATGCTCAAGGTCAGTGACCGTCAGGCCATCACTGCGATTCATTCCGAGATAACGCGCTGTCATAAAGGACTCCCGGTTGTGCCGCCGCTGTCGCCGGGGTGTTTGTGGGTATGCAGTACCTTACCGTTTGATGAGAGTTCACCGCCGGTGTGTTCAATGTTGCCGCGCATCGTCCCGCCCTTCTGCACTTCCAGCGTGCCGGTAGTCAGTTTGTTAGTGCAGACCACTTCTGGTGTGTCCAGGGTGACGCGGGTTGATGCTTTCACCGTGACCACTGGTACCGTGGCAGTAACAGAATCAGAAGCCGTCACGCTGGCCGTTTTAATTCCGCTTACCGTGAGTGCACTGGTTTCAGGTTCATACTCAATCACCGCCCCGTCAGGGAAACGGATATGCAGGGCATCCGCCGACGCAGACGGCGCAGGGTTATCGCCGGAATAAATCCCCGGCAGAACGAACGCCGTGTCGAGTTCACCGCCCACGGCCAGAATCAGCACCTGTTCCCCCACGGAAGGTGCCCACCATGTGCGCGAACGCCCAGCGCGATGGGTCAGCCACTGAAGCCAGTCGGTGCACATGCCGCCAGTCTGCACACGGCAGCGACCGGCATTAAGGTCGGTTTCGACGATAATGCCAGTGCGAATCATATTGCGTATAAAGCGAAGAATTTCATTGTATTGTGCATTCATTCGATAATAATGATTCTGTACAATCTCGAAGTAAATCACACCACGATTTCTGGTGCACAGAACAACAAGGGACAACAAAATCCATTATGAGTACTTACTTTTTCTCGTCAGAAACAATGAAAGAATTGTTCAAAGATTATCTGGTCTTTTTGAACACGCTGACTCCCAGCACAAACTTTGAATCAAACAGAAACAAAATAATTGCTCAAGCAATAAACTTCATTTCCGAAAACCCTGAAGATTGGGACAAAAAATCCCAGTACAACATTGCTATGATTGGCGACACCTTTAAAAGTTTCTTAAGAGAAAAGGGGGAAGATAACAACAGCATCAACCTTATATTCACTTGCTTTTTTAGATTTATCATTGAACCAAGCATTCTCTCTCCGGAAATAGAGTCTCACTTTTCACCACTAAGAACCATCAAGGATTTTGCTCTGTATAACTATAATGAATTCGATGAGCGGAGCAGAGCACAGATAGACTTTTCTCTTAGAGAACTGCCATTAGCAATGGTTAAAGAAGTTTTAAGCTCCAGCAATGTTGACACATATAAAAAATACATTGATAGTTTAAACGAAGGGCGTCAATTTTTCGAAAAGTGCGACTCCTTCTTAAAGGAGCAACATGCCAAAATAGAGTCAATTAAAGAGTCATTAAAAGGGTATGAGGTCGCATTTAATTTTGTTGGATTGTTTGATGGCTTTAATTCACTTGGCAAAAAGAAAGAAAGTGAAATCATGCTATCAAGAATAATTCTTATCATCTTGGCTATAATCATTCCCTCCCCGCTGATATACTATGGAATGCATAAATTACCAACTCTCGAAACGACAAATGCTGCCACATATTTTATGTCAGCACTACCTTTTGCATCAGTTACATTGATTTTCATGTATTACTTTAGAGTTGTACTGATAAATCATATATCGTTACGAACTCAGATTATGCAAATAGAACTCAGAAAGAGCCTTTGTCAGTTCATTCAGAGTTATAGCGACTATTCCTCAGAGATAAGGAAAAACAATCCGGAAGCGCTTTCAAAATTCGAAGACGTAGTATTTTCAAACATCATGCTATCCGATGATAAGATACCATCTACATTTGATGGCATTGAGCAAATAGCATCGTTAATCAATTCATTAAAAAATGGAAAGTAATGATAAAAGGCCAATAACTGGCCTTTTATTTATTAACATGAAAATTCAAAATAAATTATGCTAATCAATTGATTTCTATCTTATATTCTCAGATGATTAAATCTAACGATTCAGGTGAGCCAGGATAATCTCTTCAATCATCTGCACATCCTCACCGGTAAAGCCAAGCAGAGGACGCGCCGGATAATCAATTTTCTTACCGTCTTTCCGGGTTTCTTCCGACAGACCGAACTGATGCACACTGGCGATTTTCGGTGACTTCCCGCCGTAAAACTCCATTGATGCCTGTTCAGGGCTGGCGCGGATATGCAAAAAACGACTGGTGATAAGTTTCGCAAACATTTTTCGCTTAACGCGACCGGTCTTTTTTCTGGCGCTCTGCTGCTGGCGTGGTGCGTAGGGTGTGCCGTCCGGGGCTTTCTGTGCCATCACCCGACGCTGCTGACTCTGCCGCAGACGTTTCGCCAGTTCTGCACTCAGTCGCCGACGCCCAGACGGTGACAGCGATTCAATCAGTCCGGTCAGCCGGTCTTCAAAACGCTTAAACTCATTCATCCCACTTGCTCACCAGTTCACCATTGATATAAAGCTCCATCGGGCGATTGACTGGCTCCGGCGGCGGAGGTTCCGGGATATTCTTCACATGCAGCGCACCGTCAACCTCACTGACCAGCGTTCGCTCGGTCAGCATCAGGCTGATGCTGATATCAAAGCTGCTGTCATTGTTGATGTCTGCATAAAACGTGAAACCTTTTTTCTGACCTTCGTCGGTGGTCATGATGTCGGGCTGATTTTCCCGCAGCCACGCCAGCACCGGCACGATGAGCAGGTCAAAATCACCGGTAAAGTCGGTCACAATCACATTGAGCGTGTAACGCTTTTCGAACGACAGCGACGTCGCCAGCGTGGAGGCAATACTCCCGTTATCCACGAATATCCGCAGCATCTCTGGACTGGTTTTCAGCACCGTGACGGCATCAGTCAGCGCCCTGCGCAGGCTGTCGGGTTTGAGCATCGTTTTCGTCCTGACAGTGTTTAATCATTTTTACCTGGCTGGCACAACGTGCCAGCGCGTTCTCAAGCTGCCGGATATCGGCACTTAAATCGCCGTTCGTCTCCGGGTCACTGCCCGGCATCGGGCAAAGGCTCACTTTCGGGCAGGCGTTGGCGACAATCACTGGCGTCGGTGCAGGCGGGGCGCTGGTGCAACCGGCGCACAGCATCAGGCAGGTCAGCACCATACCAGCGGCGAAAATCTTCGTTTTCATTAAGTAACCTCGTGATGGTTTTCTCGCGCTGTGCTTCACGCTTCGCGGCGTTCTCCAGTTCCTGACGCAGTGCCACCTGCGCCAGCTCGTTTTTGTCTGCCCTGGTGATGGCAACATGAAGCTGATTTTTCAGCATGGTGATGGTCGTCTGCTGTTCACTGGCGACGTTATTCGCCCTGTCCAGCGAGGCGCGCAGGCTGGCATTTTTGTGTTTCACCAGAAACAGACCGGTCACCGCCAGCGATAACAACACGACCAGCACAATCATCAGCTTTGACATAGTTCCCGCCCCTCAAAACGCTGACGGCAGGCCGTACGTATCAGCCGGAAGAACACCGATACCACGAGATAAATCAGCGCGGTAAAAATCCACCCGGCAGCGACCAGCGAGATAAACGTCGCCACCATCACCACCAGAGCCGCCGCCCGTCTGCGCCACGGCACCGGCTGCAAAAACAGCGACGTGACGATCTTCACGGCCAGCGATTCCGGCGGCAGCTCCCGCCCGTAGCGTTCCAGCACATACTCCGTGGCATACACGCCGACACCACCGGCAACCACACAGATAACCGTCGCCAGAATCGCCCATGCAGCGACAAAACTGACGGCCACGCTCTGCGGGTAAATCAGGGACAGTGCCAGCATCAGCGCCAGCGACACGTTCAGCATCAGTGAAAGGGATAATTTCTTCATGGTGTTTACTCCGTTTAAGCCGGTACGCCGCCAGCGGTACGCCAGACGGTGACCAGTTTTTCCAGTGAATGCTCACGCTGACCGTAACCGGCACCCGGCAGGGACGCCCAGATATTGCGACAGCGTAAAATGGCGCGCTCAATGCGTCCCGCCCGGATGTCATCCAGTGCACCGCGTTCGCGGATCAACTGAATGGCGAGCCTGTCCTGTGACAACGGACTGAAATCCGGCAGGGCAAGCTGTTTGCGGTAGTGCGGCCAGAACAGGTAAAGCTGCTGATAGCGACCGGAGGCCGTGGATTTTTCACCGCGACGGTTAAACACCTTCGCCGGTCGGCCATGCGCGAACGGGTGGTCACTGTAGTCGGTGAAAATTTCCGGCTTCCCGTCCAGTCCGGTGACTATCACGTCATAGCCCCGGTTTTTCGTCAGCGGATGATTCGCCGTCCCTTCGGACACCGCCAGCATGTCGAGAAAGGCAGCGATATTCTGATGCGTGTTAATTACCGGCATTACGGTTTCCCCCTGCCCTTAAAGCGGCGCTGAATGGCAATCTCAATCACCTGATAACCGGCGATACCCAGCATGGAGCCGATGCCGCACACCGCAGGCAGTGACAGGTCAGGAAACTGCACCAGAACAACACCGGCAACCATCGAGACAAAACCACCGAGCAACATGCGCCCGATAAACAGACGCGGGGTGATGGGTTCACCACCGGCAAGCACCTTGCCGACAACAATCAGCACCCCAATCATGAAAAGCGACAGGACGCTTTTTTCTTCTGCTGTCATGCGTTACTCCCACAGATTGACAGTTTCAGCCACGGGCGCGGTCTGAACGTCGGGCAGTTCGACGGCGGTGCCGTGTGGCAGCACCGCACCCAGTTCAGCCAGTCCCGGATTTGCGGCGAGCACGGTCTCAACCACGCCCTCAGTGCGCCCGTAATACCGGACACAAATGGCGTCGAGCGTGTCGCCCTGTAGCGCAAAGGTCTTCATCAGATTTGACTCACGATGCAGCGCGGCTTGTCCTGGATGCGCGCCACTGCCCAGCGCATATCCCGCCACAGTTCATCAATGGTGCTGTCAATGCTGTCGGCCTTCTTGTCGCCTTTCGCACTGGCATCCACGCCGCGATAACGCTCATAAAGCGACGCGGTCGCCATCGCACACACGGCGCGCTCGTAGTAAAAAACTTTGATGCTTTCACCGTCGATGTCGTCCGCCGGGACGTCAGCCAGACGCGAAAAACCGGCAGCAATTTTCTGTTCGCGGTACTCGTACAGCTCCGCATTCGTCTCCGCCATGCCTGACTTGACGGCCTCACGCAGACGGGCGGGGGCGACAGTCTGCTCAAGGCGCATACGTTCCCGGACGCGCTTCGGGTCGATATCGGGAAAAAAGAACGTGTTTTTAATCACCGGCTCGTCGCCTGCCGGTTGCGGGATGACCACCGTACCCTCACCGGACACGGGAGCCTCCTTTCGCGGAATAATCAGCGTCATCATGACTACCTCTGAAAAGTCGGGCGGTGGACGCCGGTGCAGTGTCAGGTGATTCACCCTCACTGACCGGCGTGCCGCCCTGGCGCGGGGCGCATTCGGTTGTTAACTGGCTTTCTTTTTCGGGCGTCCACGTTTTGCCGGTGTCGCACTCCGGGTCTTACGCGGGGCGCGGGTGGCCGCTTTTGGCTGTGGCTCCGGCTTCGGTTTCAGCTCCCGCTCCAGTCGTTCAATCTCTTTTTTGACGCCTGCCTGACAGTCGAGCTGTGTCGCACGTTGCAGGTGCGCCAGCGCACCGGCGGCATCACCAGCGTCACGCAGAAACAGACCGGTGATTTTGTGCAGCTTTGCGCGCACTTCATCAGGCATGTCTGCCGTGGCGGTCAGTTCAAGGGTGTCCGTCAGCAGGCGGGTATCCACAGACTCACCGGCAGCGTGAGCGCGCATGGCCGCGAGCGCCACCTCCTCGGTGAACATGTACGGCGGGGTGCGGCGGTGTTTACCCGGCATGGTCAGACCGTACTTCAGGGCATAACGGGCAATCTCCAGCGCACCGGCAATATCGCCGGTATCCAGACGCCACAGCATGACCGTCATCAGAATGTCATCCTGTGCACCTTTGCCCTGCTCCAGCACGCCGTTCACCCACGGCAACCAGAACGGCAGCAGTTCGCGCTTTTTCGCGGCCTTAAGCTCTTTTGAATAAATCGCTTTCAGTGTGCGCTGGTCTGCGGCCAGCTTGACCAGCATCTGCTCATAGACAGTTGCATGTCGCAGCGGGGCGGCTTCCCGCTGCGCGGTCATCGCTGCCGAGACCCGCATCATGTGGCGCTGTGCGGGACTCGTCATCGGTTACGCTCCCGGCTCTGCGGTCGCCTTAGCCGGTGTGGAGAAATCACCGACCTTAATTTTTTCCACCAGACAACCGGCGGCGTAGTCCTCCACCACGTAATCAATGTTCATTGACTCGTAGTTCTCCACGCGGTCGAGTTTCGGGTTTTCCTCAATCACGCGGCGATGGCTGTCATCCATGTAGTAGATGGACAGGTTTTCCAGCTTCGTGATGAGCATTGCATCCGCCGGGAAGTACGGGACGCGTACCGCTGGCAGGTTGCCGATGCGTTTCTGGCTGATGATGACGTCAGCGGCCAGCGTTTCGCTGTTGTCCTGCTCCTTGTTGACGATGGGAAAATACTTGTCCGCCAGTAGCTGACGTCCCACAATCACCACAAGGTCAGGGTCTTCCTGATACCACGGCTCAATCAGGTTGTTGGTCGCATCCATCACCAGTGCATCAAGGCTGGCATAATCACCGCCCTTACCCACGCGGATAACCTCAGAGGTGGTGCGGCCTTCCTCGTCAGTGACCTTGCTCATCACGCGCGCCGGGGCTTCATTGCGGTATTTCTGCAGCCAGCCGACCGCCACATCCTGCAGCATCGGATTACTGTTGCGGTCAGAGGTTTCGGCACGCTTCACGCCGTTAAAACCGGCCATGATGAAATCAAGGGACTGGCGTTTGATAATGGCGTTACGGACACGGAGCTGGAAATCCTGATAACGCGCCCACAGGTCCAGCGTTTTGTAGCGGATATAAAAATCGAAGTTAATCTGGTCGCATTCGTACTTGTTTGACGCCAGCTTCGAGAAGTCCTTCGGCTGACGCTCGGTGCCACCGGCGGTATCGGTGGTGCTGGCGATGGAGCCGGTGACACCGATGCCAATTTTTTCCCCTTTCATTTCGCTGACCGGCACAATGTTGATGCGGGTCAGGAAATCAGAGGACTCCTGCATGGTGTTCATCAGGGTCTGGGTGACCGAAGGTTCAACGGTGAATTTTTTCGACACATCACCGGCGTCGATGCCGTTCAGTTCGGCAACACGGGACAGGTAGGCATTAAATTTAAAGCGGGTTTCCTGGCGCATAGTTATTCCTGAAATTAAGGGTTAATCGTGAAGGTTTTCCCGGACTGCCCCCGGTCAGCAGTTCGTCATCAGGGCGTCACCGCCACCGCCGGTGGCCTTGCTGCGGCGCTGCTGGGTCAGACTTTCGGTGTGGTCGAGACTGTTTTTCAGGCGGCTGAATGCCTGACTGGTTTCATCCGCCCTGTCAGTCACCTCCTGCTTAAGAGCGGAAAAGGCAGTTTCCATCTCAGCGAGGCGCTGCTCAGTGGCGCTCAGTTTTTCCTGCACATGTTCAGCAACAGCGGTCACCGCTTCATGCACGTCATTCAGACGGGCGTCATCGCTGGCCTGTTTGCGGCCAAAAATGGATTTCACCTTTTCGGTCAGGGCGGTAAACACGGTTTCAGGCAGGTCTTCAAATTCCAGCTCAACAGGCGTTGCCACTGAAATCAGGTTTTCAGGGCTTAATTTGAAGCGGTTCAGGGGGTTGTGTTTTGCCGTGCGGCAGAATTCCAGGTATTCCGTGCCGAGGCTTGCCGGGTCATCGGTGACGGCCAGACCCACCAGATAACATTTGCCGGTGTTGGCAAAGTTCGGCTGAATTTCCATTGAGGTATAGACCTTCTGCGCGGCCTTGTTCATCGCGATAAGGTCATCGGTCGGGGTGATTTTCGCAAACAGCGCCCATTTGCCTTTCAGCGCCGAATCATCGTCAATCTTTTCGGCCTTCAGTTCGGCCACATCGCCATAACGTTTAAAAATACCGTCAGGCAGGATGCCGCGCAGATGTTCCAGGTTAATGCGGCAACCATAGACACGCGGGTCAAAGGTTTCGGCCATTTCCTGAATATCCTGCGCACTGATGACACGCCCGTCACAGGTGTCACCCTCAACGCCGATACGAAAGAATTTTGAGACTTTTTTTGCCATTGTCAGGAGTCCTGAATAGTGATTAGAGGAGTCACATGTCGGCATCAGTTTCCCGACGATGCGCATCCTCCGCCATCAGTCCCGGATGGCTTATCACTGACACAACAGCACCTTAGCGAATCGCGGGGCGCGACTCAGTAGCCTTGCCGTGTATTCATCACGGCGAGGTATTCATGACCATCACCACAGACACCACTCTTTTACACGACCCGCGTCGTCAGGCGGCGCTGCTGTACTGGCAGGGGTTTTCCGTGCCGCAGATTGCCGCCATGTTGCAGATGAAACGCCCGACGGTGCAGAGCTGGAAACAGCGCGACGGCTGGGACAGCGTTGCCCCCATCAGCCGTGTCGAAATGAGTCTGGAAGCGCGGCTGACCCAGCTCATCATCAAACCGCAGAAAACCGGCGGTGACTTCAAGGAAATTGACCTGCTGGGACGCCAGATTGAACGACTGGCACGGGTCAACCGTTACAGCCAGACCGGCAACGAGGCAGACCTTAATCCGAACGTCGCTAACCGCAACAAAGGCGGGCGGCGCAAACCGAAAAAGAATTTTTTCAGTGACGAGGCCATCGAAAAGCTGGAGCAGATTTTCTTTGAGCAGTCTTTCGACTATCAGTTGCACTGGTATCGCGCCGGGCTTGAGCACCGCATCCGCGATATCCTGAAATCCCGCCAGATTGGCGCAACGTTTTATTTTTCCCGCGAGGCGCTGCTGCGCGCCCTGAAAACCGGTCATAACCAGATTTTTCTGTCGGCCAGTAAAACGCAGGCGTATGTGTTCCGCGAATACATCATCGCCTTTGCCCGGCTGGTTGACGTTGACCTGACCGGTGACCCGATTGTCCTGGGCAATAACGGCGCAAAACTGATTTTTCTCGGCACCAACTCCAACACCGCACAGAGCCATAACGGCGACCTGTACGTCGACGAGATTTTCTGGATCCCGAATTTTCAGGTACTGCGTAAGGTGGCATCAGGTATGGCCTCACAGAGTCACCTGCGCTCGACCTATTTCTCCACCCCGTCCACGCTGGCGCACGACGCCTACCCGTTCTGGTCGGGTGAACTGTTCAACCGGGGACGCGCCAGCGCCGCCGAACGCGTGGAAATCGACGTCAGTCATAACGCCCTTGCCGGTGGGCTTCTCTGTGCGGACGGCCAGTGGCGACAGATTGTCACCATTGAGGACGCCCTGAAAGGCGGCTGCACGCTGTTCGACATTGAGCAGCTCAAACGCGAAAACAGCGCCGACGATTTTAAAAACCTGTTCATGTGTGAATTTGTTGACGACAAGGCATCGGTGTTCCCGTTCGAGGAGCTGCAACGCTGCATGGTCGACACGCTGGAAGAATGGGAAGACTATGCACCGTTTGCCGCCAATCCGTTCGGCTCCCGCCCGGTATGGATTGGTTACGACCCGTCACACCGTGGCGACAGCGCCGGATGCGTGGTGCTGGCACCGCCGGTGGTGGCCGGTGGCAAATTCAGAATACTTGAGCGTCACCAGTGGAAAGGCATGGACTTTGCCACCCAGGCTGAATCCATCCGCAAACTCACCGAAAAATACAACGTCGAATACATCGGAATTGATGCCACCGGCCTCGGTGTCGGCGTGTTCCAGCTCGTGCGCTCGTTCTATCCCGCCGCGCGCGACATCCGCTACACGCCGGAAATGAAAACCGCAATGGTGCTCAAGGCCAAAGACGTTATCCGCCGTGGCTGTCTGGAATATGACGTCAGCGCCACCGACATCACCAGCTCGTTTATGGCTATCCGCAAGACCATGACCAGCAGCGGACGCAGTGCCACCTATGAAGCCAGCCGCAGCGAGGAAGCCAGCCACGCCGACCTCGCCTGGGCGACCATGCACGCCCTGTTAAATGAGCCACTCACCGCCGGTATCAGCACCCCGCTGACATCCACCATTCTGGAGTTTTACTGATGAGCAAGAAAAAAGGGAAAACACCGCAACCTGCGGCAAAAACAATGACCGCCAGCGCCCCGAAAATGGAGGCATTCACCTTTGGTGAGCCGGTGCCGGTACTCGACCGCCGTGACATTCTGGATTACGTTGAGTGCATCAGTAACGGCAGATGGTATGAGCCACCGGTCAGCTTTACCGGTCTGGCAAAAAGCCTGCGTGCTGCCGTGCATCACAGCTCACCGATTTACGTCAAACGTAATATTCTGGCCTCGACATTTATCCCGCATCCGTGGCTTTCCCAGCAGGATTTCAGCCGCTTTGTGCTGGATTTTCTGGTGTTCGGTAATGCATTTCTGGAAAAGCGTTACAGCACCACCGGTAAGGTCATCAGACTGGAAATCTCACCGGCAAAATATACCCGCCGTGGCGTGGAGGAGGATGTTTACTGGTGGGTGCCGTCCTTCAACGAGCCGACAGCCTTCGCGCCCGGTTCCGTGTTTCACCTGCTGGAGCCGGATATTAATCAGGAGCTGTACGGCCTGCCGGAATATCTCAGCGCCCTTAACTCTGCCTGGCTGAATGAGTCGGCCACGCTGTTCCGCCGCAAGTATTACGAAAACGGCGCTCATGCCGGATACATCATGTACGTCACTGATGCCGTGCAGGATCGCAACGATATCGAAATGCTTCGCGAAAACATGGTGAAGTCGAAAGGCCGCAACAACTTTAAAAACCTGTTTCTCTATGCCCCGCAGGGGAAAGCTGACGGCATTAAAATTATCCCGCTCAGTGAAGTAGCAACGAAGGACGATTTTTTTAATATCAAAAAAGCCAGCGCCGCTGACCTGCTGGACGCGCACCGCATCCCTTTTCAGTTGATGGGCGGCAAGCCGGAGAACGTCGGGTCGTTGGGTGATATTGAGAAAGTGGCAAAGGTCTTTGTCCGCAATGAGCTTATCCCGTTACAGGACAGGATTCGGGAAATAAACGGCTGGCTCGGTCAGGAGGTCATCCGCTTTAAAAACTACTCACTGGACACTGACAACGGCTGAACATCGCCGCCTGCGGGCGGCTTTTTTACAACCCGCCATCACGCCCTCACACGCTCACCACCGCACAAAACCCCCCGCAGACACACCAACGCCTCAACGGGCAGACTAAGCGCCGTCACGACGCGCTGAGACGCTGAAAAAATAAAATCAGCACCACCGCCAGCGCGCAGTGCTTTCCCCGCCTCGCCCGCCCGCTTCATAGGGCGCTTTTAATGCAATTGCATTAAAACACAGTAACCGCATCAACACTGATAACAAACATGGAAAAGCATGGCAACTAACACACGCAAAAAAATGCACTTAATGAATGCAGTAATAAAAATCTCAGGAAATTGACAATTCATTTATTTTTTCAAAATCCCAGTTAGTTAAAGGCTCGCTATCATTACAAGCAATCAAAAAATGTCTTAGCTCTAACAGCAAGTAGTAATAGTAGTTGCCACCAACAAGCGTTAACATTACCATAACAAACAACAAGCATTCCTACACCTACGTCAGATGAACAGGTAATTATGATTAATTTAATTATGGGTGGTTTTCCCGACCACTACGACCACTGGAAACCATTCAGCCAAAATAATGGAGAATTCTCATTTCTTTTATCACGAATGTTTGAAAACACCTCCGATGGTATTCGTAAAAAACTATCCCCATTAAGCAGTAATGTACTATCTTATCTTGAAAAACTCCCAACAATATTCATGAGTGAAGCTTATCAAATAGAGGGAGCAAAACCTTATTATGTCGACATACGAATTGGAAGAATTTCAAATATTCACATTAAGGGAAAAGAAATCAACTTCCAATTTGCAATCACCCATACACACAATGAAATCAAAATATCAGACGCCAAAAGTGTTGAAAGCAGTTTAGAACTCGGAACTTATGGCCTTAAAAGAACACACTGGGCCATAAAAGACAAAAATATAGATGATATCCTTAAGACATTTGGTATTAACCAAAATGCACAAGTGGATAGCAGTCCAGCGCCTCTCCCAGACGAAGATAGCACATTATTAACCGTAAATAGTTTACAAGAATTTATTGAAAAAGTTCTCCATATAACAGCAGATATGGATGAGGAGATTTTTTACAGGGGTCATTCAGATTCATCTTATGAACTTGCACCATCTCTTTTCAGAAAATATGAAAATGGGAACTATAAATTTCTACATAATGAAATCAACCTTGTTAAAGAAGCATTGAGCGCAAGACCCTCAGAATTCATTGATGATACATCAATGCTTGATAAACTTGTAAGAATGCAACATTATGGCATACCTACTCGCTTACTTGACATCACATCAAATCCATTAATTGCACTTTATTTTGCATGCAGTAGTATAAATTCCGACAAAAACGATATCGATGGTCAAGTAATAATATTTAAAACACACAGAGAGAACATTAAATTTTTCGATTCCGACACTGTCAGTTGCATATCTAATTTATGCATGCTATCAAAAGACATGAAAGACAAGCTTTCTTTCGAAGAAAGAAATAATGATTTTAACAGCTCTCATGCTTGCCTTAAACTCTTAGAATCCATAAAGCATGAAAAACCATATTTTAAAAGCATAATAAATCCAGAGGATTTGGAAAAAATAATTTTTGTAAAAAGCAGAATAAATAATGAAAGAATATCATCTCAATCCGGTGCCTTTTTATTATTCGGTAATAACGCCGTTTTTCCTGAGATATCCAACGATCAGGCAGATAATTCACCATACAATTTTAAGACAGAAAAAATAAACATCAGAGACAAAAAGAAAATTTTAAAAGAACTTGCCGTGCTCAATATTACTGATGCCACTGTATATTTAGGATTGGAAAGAACAATGAAACTAATCACAGAAAAATACACATTAAAAAATTAGCATTCCATAACCAAAATATCTCCATACTTCCCCGCAGAAATTAAGGCTACGGGGAAATAACATCAGTAAGTATCTTAAGAACAATATAATCACTTACAGAAACCTGTATTAAAGTGCAGTACTTGCTTTTAATGTAAGCACCTTTGATCTATAACGTTGTTCAATTACCCCCATAGAATGCAATCGTCCAAATAACTTTTTGGCAGTATGAGTTTCTCTTGCACACGCTGCATCCTTTATCATTTTCCAATATTCAATTTCTTGAGACATTAAAAGATGCTGCTTATTCCTGACTTTTAAAGAACCGCCCAAAACAATAACACCTGTTACCAACTTAGGCTTTTCTCTACTATAAATTTTTGTTTTATCCGCATGCATCACATGACCATGCTTATTTATTATTTTGCGAATCACTGAACAAAATAGTCTATTAACGTTTTGTCCTGAAAAAGTTAGATCATCAACATAAACAGACATATTTACGTGTAGTTTATTACAAAGTTGGTGTATTTCTCCGAACATTCTGGAATTTGCAAAATATGCAAGAGGCATACTAATCCTGCTACCTGTAGGCAAACGCCCATAGCAAGTACATATATACGATAATACATCCGCAACATCAGATGACATCTTCATAACAGAAAAAAAGAATGAAAATATCATTTCTCTGGTAGTTGATGGAAAAAAAGCCCTGATGTCGGTTGTCATCAACCTTTCATTATTAAGGTGGATTTTAGCATTAGTAACATTAGAACATCCCTTCTTTCCAGAATGTAGATAATCTGGCAAAGTAATTCGCGATAGCAGACTTGCAATACGAGTATGCACCACATCTAATTTTTCTAATGGTTTTTGTATCTTACGTGGCTTTCCGTTTTTAGATAACTGTTCAAAAATAGAATAATTGCCTTCATCTTTTTTTAAGGTTGATAAATCCCCTACATCAACCCCCAATAAAGAAGCCAATTTCCTTTTACTTCTCATTTTATAAAACGGCGAATCAATTATATCGTAAGATTTATTTTTAGTGGAAATTTTGAGTTTTATTCGTCTTTTCATTTTTCTTATTCGCCCACTCAATAACATCTAATACTTTACCAGCTAAATTTAAACGGAAACGCTTAGATAAACGCCCCTGCGTACCTAACGATTCTGAAAAAAATACTAAAGAAGATACCGGCATATCGAAATGGGAGGCGTAACGCTGTAAAACATCAATTGTAGGCGACCAAACCCCACTTTCGAGTTCTACTATTTTTTCTTTTGGAATACCTAAAGATGTTGATAAATCAACCAATGACTCTTTATGGTATTGCCTTATTAAACGAAGGGCTCTGTGTAACATAGGCAACTCCATGCTATTGAAACTAGGGAGGACGCATTACTCATCACCCCCTTCAAAGTAGTCCAGTGCTCGAGTGGCTAAATCAAACAGTCTAATACCCCATTTGATTAATTTCCAAACATAACCAGCCCACTTTTTCAGGTTTGACTTGTTCTGCGCCTGCTGTTCGTTGGTTAATTTATCATTCTTCATGATTTGCTCCTTATGCCCATAGTGTGCAAACGATATGCCTGCTCCAACACTATGGTTCGCCCTCATAAGGATGAGATTGAACAGCACTAGCCCCCTGCTCCACGAACCCTTGGTCGCCCAAAGGGTTCGAATACCCATACGCCATACCGCCTGATCCTGTGACTCTTGTCGCTGGCAGGGGCGTTGCGCGGGGTAAATGTTAGAAAGCGTTAACTTTCCACGGGTAAAGTTACCCAATTGATGGCGATGTATCTCACTAACTAACCAATGTTTGCATCATAACAAGTAAACCGTTGTATTTGATCTCCCTATATATAATATTTTTTTATATTAAATAAACAATTAATAAATATTAAACATAAAACATATTAAAGCGACCTCCTCCATGCCTTCATTGCATTGAATTTTAACGTTTTTTATATAAAAAATGACACTTCATCTTGAAATCCGAACCACTCATCAGCGACCGGATACGTGAATTTTTTCCCGTCATAATTTACGGTCGCGCCACGCGCCAGCGCCTCAAGCTCCCATCGCTGCGGCTTGATACCGTTCTGAGCAAGGTCAACGCGGATACGGGTAATTTGCATTCTTTCCGACCGGGCCAGTCTGGCCGATGGTGCAATTTCATGTGGTTTTAACGGGCTTCCGTTTCTTTGCTGACGATTTGGCGTTCTCCGACCGTGTTTTAATGCACCTCTGAGCGCCCTCACGACCTCCGGGTCACTCCATTCGATAACACCGTCATCAACCAGATTAAGCACTGCTGCGGCGTGCTCAGAAGGTGTGGGAGCCGGTAACGAAGTATCACCATCGGTGAGTTTTCCACAGTTATTGACAGGACTCCGAGGCGCGGCGATGCCGCTTTTTAAAGTCAAAGGCTCAACGACCGGAACTTTCGGCACAATGCGCCAGTCCGTCGTTCTGGTGATATGAATATGACGCGCGCCGAGATGCGGCGCGTAAATGCCGACCACTCTCTCGACTTCTTCCTCGTACTCGTTAACGTCATCCGACGGGCTACGGGCAACCCTGACAGTCTGACAATCGCGCGGGACATTTGCCCCACCCTGCGCGCTGATATACAACGCAAAATCACCACTGTCTGCGGCAGCGCGAGCAGCCTCGACGCGTTCGTCAAACTCATCAGCAATACTGACGCCGCGAGGCAATTTGCGTAGTTCACGGTAAGCCCCCATTGTCGGCAGTCCAACCGTTTTAAATTGCGGGATGCGCCACGTTGACGCCCATGCGGTAACAGCCGCGGCAGTATCTTTAAGCGGCTTACCGGTATCGTTATCGAGCTGACCATCCAGTGCATAGCCGTCGATATTTTTTGAAATGTATTTCGCGATATATCCCGCAGCACCGCCCCGGTTAAGGTGCTTTGCCTGAAAACGGTTTCGCGCGGCTCCTCTTTCGTCACCATCCTCTTTGAGCGCATAGCGACGCATGATTTCGATAATCTGGTTACGCTGGCGTGGATTACAAAAAAGCATCATATGCCAGTGCGGCGTTCCGTCGTGGTGTGGCTCGACGACACGCAAACCGTAGACCTGTAAATCATTATCCTTGAATGCCGTGCGCATCAGGCTCCAGATGCGGCAGAGATAACGCTGCGCATCCTTTGGATTAAATGCCTCATCGTTCCAGCCGTGATTAAGCTGAACGGTTTTACTTTCGCCTTTTCTGACCTGACGAGTCGGGTGATACTTTGACGGCGCGGTCAGCGTGATAAACATCCCCACATCACCCTCTGCGGCGGCGTAACGCTCAATACCGGCAATGGTGTTCATCAGCTCCATCCGGCGAATTTCAGGATTAGAAATACTGCCCATCACCTTACTGATAAGGTCGATGCGCTCGCCGGTTTCCCTGTTTTCAAGGTCACACGATTTAAGAAATTCCAGATTTGCCTGGCGGCGCGCACGCACATCACGAATGGCATGTTTACTGGCATAAGGAGAACGGTCTTTATTGACCTCCCCGACAGCAATCAGTAACGCCTCATGCCAGCGCATACGCTGGCCTTTAAGCTGGCTAATCCACCACTCATCGTTAAACAGGCGGGCAATAGCAGAAAATGCCTGCCTCGTGGTCATCTGTCCTTTACGGTATTTTTTCCAGTAGAGCGGGGAAATATTGAAAGCACGTGCAGCGCCAGCAACATGACCATAGAGGTGAGCCTGCGCCTCATCCGTAAACAGCGATTCTTTTTCGCCATGCGCATCCACCCAGGCATCGCTGAGTTCCTCATACATCATGAAAAGCTGCGATGAGATACGGGCAGCAAACTTTTTCAGCTCCTTGTCATTCATCCCCGGCAGACGCGCATAATGGTCACGCTCTGCCAGAAACAGCAACGACGCGTCGGTGTTCATTTCATGGCGCTGATTCACGCGCTCAATACGCGGCCATAAACGGCGCTGAAAAGTGGATGTGAGGAAATAAAACCCGTGCACCGGGCTTTTATTGCGCCGGATGTAGTCATAGCGTGAAGTAAACAGCGAGCGCAAAAAGTAAGGCAGGCGATTAATCGTGGATAAAACACCTTGCACCTGACGCATCTCGTCACGTGTAAGGGGTCTTTCGCGCCCGACGGCCTCGCGTGGCGCGTTCCATGCATAAGCACCGGTAAACGTCTCACCGGTGCCTGCGGCAAATGCTGACGGAGGGACAAAACGCCCGGAGGCTTTAACGGCCATATGAGCCAAAAGCCTCTGAACAACGCTTGCTGAGTTGCTCAACCTGCGCGTTTAAATCAGCAAAAGACTTTGCGCTTCCGGTCAGAATATCGTGATGCATCAGGCCGGAAACAAGCTGGCTTAATTTCGGGTAATAACCAACCACCGCCAGCCATTCCTGACCGGCGTTTTTACCGCTTTCAGCTCTCTTTTTCTCGTGGAGAATAAACTGAAAGCTGTCACTGGTAACGACATAACGTTCGCCAATTTCAATACGAATACTCATGACGTTCTCCGGTAATGTTTGTTTTTTGCTTCAAAGACTGACTGGCAGGAAACACAACGCGTGGCTGACGGATAAGCCGCACGACGGGCAGCAGGTATTGGCGCGTCACACTCTTCGCAAACCAGCGCAGAAACACCGCAATGCTTTACCCTTGCCGCGTTAATCTGGCGCTCCAGTAATTCAGCCTGTTGTTTCTGAATAAAATCTACGTTGTCCGGCATTACCAGCTCCTTTTGTCGTTAAGTTTTTTAAATTCATCAGCGCAATAGCTGGCAATTTCTGTCGTTAATTTCGTCAGTTCATCCACGGAGGAGATTTGCTTGTGAAATACAGCGCGTTTAACAAGTAAATTGACCACATCAGACAGGAGATTTAATTCGTTCTGATAAATCGCGATAACAGACTCAGTTATTTCGCGTTTTTCTTTATCAAGACCAAGTTGAATAAGAGATAAATCGCCATTTTTCATAACGGCGATTTTTAAGGCGTTATTCAGTAATACAACTGAACGAGAACAGGACATCAAAGCACCTCCCCGCGAGACAATCCGATATTGTGAAATTTTTCCGACTCCTGACTGAGCAGCTCGACTATCTCCACGCGGGATAACTCCGCCTTTGTGATGTGGCGAATCATGGCGTCAAGATGAGAAGAAAAGCGCGTCGCTGCGTCGGCCTGTGCTTCGGTTCTGGCCTGTTGCAGCAGTAATGCGTATTTACCGCACTGATTTTCAGAAACTGTATGCATGACTTTCTCCAGGCAAAAAGAAGCCCCCGCACAATTAAGTGCGTTAAAAACTCTGGTTAATTACTTAATGCAGATATTGCTCTGGTTTTACCGACGTCAGAATTGTCGGTGCATACTCAAACAGGCTGAATAATTCACGTAATGCACGGAATAAAGCATCACGCCAGTAACATGATTCTTCATTAATTCGCCAGTATGGCTGGTTGAATTCTTTTTCAGTCAATCCGGCATGCATAAATAAAGTACGACGCTGACTGACTGTTAAAAAACTAATATATGCATACTCACTTGCGCCAACCTGACGGCGTTTTGAGAATGCCCCACGCAATTCATCAATTGCACATACCAGTCGTTCACGTTCGACATCATTCATTTCTTCAAAACGCATCGTTGCGTGACGCTGTTTTAACTGCGCATGGAAGCAAACCGTTAGCCGTTCGCGTTCCATCATCTGATTATAATAATCGCATGTCTCCTGCCAGCGAGGGACGGCAAGATGCTTACCAATTATCCGGCGCATAGCTGCTGGCTGTTTTTCGACGAGATTAAGCGTCATCACTGTCATTTCCAGACCCTCCGGCTTTTCAGAAAGGTCAGAGCCTTTTTTAACGGACTCTGTTTTTTGGTACGGATAATGATTCCCTTGCGCCCCTTCCCGTGCGTGATGGTGAAGTCAATCGCCCTGGGGCTTTCGTTACGCAATAACTGAGCAATACAACGAGGCTCGTTCATCCTTTCCACCTTAAGCCGCACGGCCATGTCTTGATTTGCTGTAACTAATGCGATTTTTCCAGTCATGCCATTCTGTCGGAGCTTCATCAACTAGCTGGGCTGCGTACTTGTCCCACTCACGACGATTAATCCATAACTCAGCATGACCGCCCGGCTTTAATGGGTCCGTCATATAAAAGGCTGGTAACTTGCCTGCTTTCGCCATTTCAGCAACAGCACGAGGCGTCTTACCGATGTAAAGAGCAAAACCCTCTTTCGAGAGCAAATCCGACGGTGCGGCTGCAAGTTTGATGTCACATTTTTTACTTTTTGTGAGATCAGATACTTTTTCTCCAACATCGTTATTCATTTCTGATCCAATACTCATTTTGATATCCTCAACTTTGGTGCCATTCAATCAGAGCTATTTGAAGCCGCTCTGCGTTGTTCTGGCGTGTCGCATACAACATAAATTACGAGATACGACAATTCATGTCAAATACACAAATCACATCTCAAGCAGAGAAACTCGCACTTATTCGGGAATCAGAAAGAATGACAAGGAAGCAAGTTGCTGAATTAACTGGAATTAACTACAACACCTATGCTGGATATGAGCAGGGAAAAGTAAAGATGTCTTTTGACGCAGGTATGAAATTTTTCAAGCCAGAAAGATTTCGCAAGTACCGTGACTGGTTCATGTTTGATGAAACTGATCCCGCTGGCGGACAAATAGCCCCGGCGCTCGCGCACATTGGGCAAGACTCAACAACCTTGCACCACTCAGACCAAAAGACTGGCTGACGATTTATTCAGCATATGTGTGCAGTAAATGTACGAAAGAAAATTGCATTAATTTTCAAGTAGTAGAAGTAAACAGCGTCATCGGAGGGCTTTATGTCTATTAAAAAGCTCGATGATGGTCGTTATGAAGTGGACGTCAGACCGCAGGGTGCAGATGGAAAACGTATCAGGCGGAAATTTAAAACTAAAGGTGAAGCTCAAGCATTCGAACGTCATGTCCTGGTTAACTACCACAACAAAGAGTGGTTGGAGAAGCCGGCCGACCGCCGAACTCTTACAGAGTTGTTAGGCAGATGGTGGATATATCACGGAAAATCACATGAGCGTGGAGATATTGAACGAGGGCGTTTGACGACAATAATCGCCAAATTTGCCGAGATGGGAGTGTCCAGGGCGGACCAGCTAACAAAGAAAACGATAACTGATTATCGCGTTGTAATGATGAACGATGGCCTAAAACCAGCCAGCGTAAATCGGCATCTGGCAATAATGAGCGGGATGTTCACCAAGTTAATTGACGCCGGTGAATATCACTCTCACAACCCGTTCCGTGAGGTTAAGCGGTTACGTGAAGCTGTTACGGAAATGGCTTTTTTGTCCAGTGAAGAGATTACGCGGCTGTTATCCATGCTTGATGGTGATGAGTTAAATGCAACTCTGGTCTGCCTTTCTACTGGTGGACGCTGGAGTGAAGTGTCTAATTTGAAAGCTGAACACATCATTAACCAGATGGTTACGTTTATGAAAACTAAAAACGGAAAGCGCAGGACAATTCCCGTTTCGCAGGACCTGATTAAACGGATCAAGACCAAAAATTCAGGCAGGCTTTTTAATGCCAGTTACTACAAAGTGCGCAACGCTCTCAGGGAAGTAAAACCCGATTTACCTGACGGACAGGCAGTGCATGTTTTGAGGCATACATTTGCCACACATTTTATAATGAATGGAGGTAACATAATCACATTGCAGCGCATCCTGGGTCATTCTAACATTCAGCAAACTATGACCTACGCACACTTTGCACCGGATTTCTTACAAGATGCTGTGACTCTTAACCCGGTGTCAGGAATGTCCATAATGCGTCCATAA